GACCAATGGTTTCTCAAACATCTCCATTGGTAGAGAGGCACTCCGCAATATTACGACTGGTGATTATAACATTGCTCTGGGTTATCAGGTCGGATACAACCTTGATGGCAATCAACAACATAACATCTTGATGGGTTATAGGGCAGGATACTTCTCTGACACTGGTGACTATAACGTTATCTTGGGATATCAGGCTGGATATAATTTTGAGTCTGATTATATTGTTGCCATTGGTGAAAATGCTGGTCAACAATCAGTAAGTGCAACTGGATCCATCATGATCGGTCGTCAGGCTGGTTATGACATGGAGGGTGATTACAACATTGCCATTGGTGGATTTGCAATGTATGACCATGATGGTGGTGGTGATTACAACATTGCTCTTGGTTATCAAGCAATGTATCAGTCTCAGTCTGATTCTAGTTACAACATTGCTCTTGGTTATCAGGCACTGTTAGGTGAATCCACTACCACAGGTGACTTTAACATTGCTCTTGGATATCAATCGGGTGATGAAATCACCACTGGTTCTGGAAACCTTTTAATCGGTAATCAAGCAGGTGACTCTATTACCACTGGTGGTGAGAACGTTGTCATCGTTGCTGGTGACTTCGATACTCCTGATGTCAAGAATCCAACGGGTCACGGACAACTTGTTATCGGTTCTGGATCCACTGCCTGGATCACTGGTAATAACTCGTTTGGTGTTGGTATTGGAACTGACGATGCTCAGTCCAAGCTCCATGTTGAAGGAACGACTCTGATTACTGGCATCACAACTGTCGTTAACATTGAGATTGGTGCTGGTAGCAGTAACACAATAAATAGCAAGACAGGTGCTCTCACCTTAGATTCTGAGATTGGCAGCAACGTTGCTATCAACACTCATGTCAATGTTGTTGGATTCCTTTCCGCAACGGATGGCATTTACTATGACTCTGGTGATTACAATGGTCCTAATGGAATCGCATTCTTTGATGGTGACGGATTAATCGTCAGCAGTGGTGCGACAACTAGTGGTATTACAACTTCTAATTATCTTCTCACAACCAACGCATCTGGTGTTCCAGTGTGGACAGACGTATTTGACGGAGGCTCCTTCTAATGGCAAAACCGAATAGTAGACAATCACTTATTGATTATTGTCTCAGGAAACTAGGTGCTCCTGTTTTAGAAATCAACGTTGCTGATGAGCAGATTGATGATGCCGTTGATGATGCTCTTCAGTTGTTCCATGAAAGGCACTTTGATGGTGTTGCCAGAACTTTCCTGAAGTATCAGATCACATCTGAGGATAAAGATCGTGGAAGAGCTGGTCCTGGTGGGACTGGCATTACCAGTGAGACCGCAACCTCCACTGCTGGACCATCTTTTACCTGGTACGAAAACGCAAACTATATTCAGGTTCCCGATTCCGTAATCGGTATTGAGAAGGTATTCAAGTTTGATTCTAGTTCCATTTCTAATGGAATGTTCAGTGTCAAATATCAGTTGTTCTTGAATGACATTGCATTTGACCTTGGATACCAAGGTCTTCTTACATATGCGATGACTAAGAGTTATCTTGAGGATATTGACTTCTTACTGACAACAGATAAGCAACTGAGATTCAATAAGAGACAAAATAGATTATACATGGACATTGACTGGGCAAGTGCCGTAGTCGGTGACTATATTGTTCTTGACTGCTACAGGATTATGGATCCTGATGACTTTACCAATGTCTATAATGATTCTTTCTTAAAGTTATATCTTACTGCTTTAATCAAGAGACAGTGGGGTCAGAATCTTATCAAGTTCAAGGGAGCAAAACTTCCTGGTGGCATTGAACTTAATGGTAGAGAGATCTACGATGATGCCGAAAAAGAACTTGAAGATATCAAGAAGAGAATGCTCTCAGAGTACGAAATCCCTCCCCTTGATCTTATCGGATAATGGCACTTAATCCATTCTTTCTACAGGGCTCTGCTAATGAACAGTTCCTTCTTCAGGATCTGATCAATGAGCATTTAAGAACTTATGGGATAGACATTTACTATATCCCAAGAAAAGTTCTTGGTCAAGATAACATTATTAGGGAAATTGAAGCATCTAAGTTTGATGATAACTTTGCCATTGAGGCATACCTAGAAAACTTTGAAGGGTATGCTCCTGGTTCCGATATTATGACAAAGTTTGGAATCAATCTTCAAAATGAAGTAACTCTTACTCTTTCCAAAGAAAGGTTTGAAGAGTTTATTCAACCATTTATGGCTGAAGTTGATGATACTGAGATGTTGCTTGACAGCAGACCAAGAGAAGGTGATTTGGTTTATTTCCCACTTGGTGAAAGATTATTTGAAGTCAAGAGAGTGGAACATGAGCAACCATTCTATCAACTTGGAACAAACTATACTTACAAACTAGAATGCGAACTCTTCCAGTATGAGGGTGAAGACATTGACACCAGTATTGAAGTTATCGATGATGAAATTAAAGAGATTGGATACATTACAGAACTCACTCTTGTTGGTCAAGGTGTAACCGCTACCTGTAGAATTGATAACTTTGGAAGAACTGGTATTCTACAGAAAATCGTTCTTACTGATGATGGTGCTGGATATACTCAAGTACCTACAGTTTCTATTAGCACTTCACCTGCGCTTCTACCAGGATCAACTGCTGAGGCAGTTGCTATCACCACAGTAAGAAAAGGTGTTCATTCTATCGACAGAATTCTGATATCGAATCCTGGATTTGGATATACTGTTCCACCAACTGTAACGATCACGAGTATTGCGAATACCGCACCTGGTGGTCAGGGTGTATATGGATCTGGAGCAGCTGCCACTTCTGTTCTTACAGATACTGGTATTACTTCTGTTCGTGTTACTAATGGTGGGAGCAACTACTTCAATACACCAATTATTTCATTTGGATCAAGTACAGGAATTACACCAGCAAGAGCAGAACCAGTTGTTGTTGATGGTGTTCTTACAAATGTTCTGTTCTCTGATACTGGAATTGGATACACTGCAGCACCTAGTATCAATGTATTGAGAGTTGGTGAAGATGGATCTCTGATAGAGAATAATTTCCAGTATAACGAAAATGTTGTTGGACAAGCTTCTTCTGTAACTGCTAAGGTAAGAGATTGGAATGCCGATACCAAGATTCTTAAGGTTGGAATAAATAGTGGAAGGTTCCAAGTTGGTGAGGCAATTATTGGAGCTGCATCTTCTGCTAGATGGAAAGTTGCTTCTTTCAACGATTATGATGAAGACGCACCATTTGATCAGAATGATGAATTTGAATCTGAGGGTTTGAGTATTTTAGACTTCAGTGAAACTAATCCATTTGGTGACTTCTAATGTTAGGAACATACTATTATCACGAAATTATTAGAAGGACCATTGTTTCCTTCGGCACTCTTTTCAATAACATCCACATCAAAAAACGAAATGATAGTGGAACCGTTATTGATGATATCAAGGTGCCGTTGGCTTATGCTCCAATGCAAAAGTTCCTTGCTAAGATTCAACAGCAGGCAGAACTGAGCAAACCAGTTGCAATTACTTTGCCAAGAATGTCATTTGAGATGACTGGTATTGCATATGATCCTACCAGAAAAACAACGGTAACTAAAACTTTTAAAGCTGTTGCCGCAGACGGCAGTGGTGTTAGACAAGTCTATCACCCCGTCCCCTATAATATTAATTTTCAACTCGCTGCTTTCTGTAAGTTGAATGATGACGCTCTTCAAATCACAGAGCAAATTCTTCCATATTTCCAACCATCTTTTAATCTTACAGTTGATTTGGTTTCCTCTATTGGTGAGAAGAAAGATATTCCTGTCGTGTTGAACAGTATCAATATGCAAGATGACTATGAAGGTGATTTCACTACTAGAAGATCATTGATTTATACCTTTGATTTTACTGCCAAGACTTATCTGTTTGGTCCCATCGCAGACTCCTCCGATGGTCTTATCAGAAAAGTTCAAGTCGATACTTATACAAACACAGATCAAACAATTGCCAAGAGGGAACAAAGATATACTGCAGTTCCTGACCCAATTGATGCTAATCCTGAAGATGATTTTGGATTCTCAGAGACATTTGAGTTCTTCCAAGATTCCAAAACATATAGTCCCACTAAACAAGAGGATATTTGATTATGTCTGGATATGATGGTATTGATGAAGCCTTAGA